ATGATTGATTTTTCTGAAGTACTAAAAAAGAAAAAGAATATTCCTCATGATTTGAATGTTTCTCTTCAAATTACTGATAAATATATAAATTCAGCAAGACCTAGTTACAGTAAGAAAGATTCAATAGAAGTAGGAGTATTTAATCATGAAAAAAATTAATGATAGAGATTTAGCAGAATTAAGTGGATACTGGGCATATCAAGATTTGGACAAAAGATATGTAATTAGAGTAAATAATAATAAATATAGACTAATTGAAGATTATTCAGACAATCCTAATTCTAAAAGTTTTGGTGGTACAGATGCAAAAGTTTTTGAATTGGTAAATAGCAATAATGAATTAACAGGACAACAAGCTATTATCTTCCAAGGTACAAATAATAATAAGAGTATCGGAAGCAACAATCCTTTTCGTGGGAAGGTTGCTGATGATTGGATTGAAAATATAAAGTTAATGAATGATAAAAATAAGTCAACTTCTTTATTAGAACAAAATAATGCTTATATTAAATCGTATGAACAGAAACTAAAAGATGCAGATACACTTAAAAGCTCTGATTTTTTAAGGAAATATAAGAAAAATCCGTCTACGTATAAAAACAAAACTATTAAGTCTGATGGAGGCAATTCTCAAGGGGGAGCAAGTGCTAACCACCAAGGGATGATTAACCCGAATAAAAATATAGTTTCTACAAACCCTGCCATGTTACCAAAGTCAATATGGGAAAATTTCAAATCTCAAAACTTTGAAAATATGATTAATTATCATAGTAAGTTTGATATTTTATCTTGGCTGCAGGATCCATTTGCCACTCCGACACTAGGAAAACGAGTGAATTTAGAAACTGGTGTGCCAACGATGGATGGATTAGTAAATAGTCATTTAGGTTATAAAAGAAAATTAAATCCAAGATATAATACTTATAAGGATTTAGCAGTTTATAAAATTAAATCAGTTAAAGATACTATGATTAAAAATGGTAAAAAAGTCAAAAAACTATTGAAATCGATATAAATATGGATGATAGAATTCCAATTAATGTGTGGACAGGAGATTCAATAGCGAGAACGGGTAAAGGGACTCCTATAAAATTAAATCTAGAAAATCTTAGTGCATTAAGTAATTTGGTAACTGGTGAAACAAGTAATATGTTAACCGATTGTGTAAATTATTTGAATGAGAGCTATAATATTTCACAGGTTGAAAATGCTAATTTTGGAGAAAGAAAACATAAACTTAAACAAGATTTTAAAAAGATTGTCGAAGTTGATATCCTTGAAGGAATGAGTAGAGAATTAACTTCTTTGAAAAAGGATGCATTTAACGCAATTGATAATGTCAAAAAAAATCTTGTTGGAATTGCTTTCATATTTTCATCAGTTGCAGTCCTTATTTTTGAATTAAATACTATTGAAGAAATGCTTGAAGATTTAGATAAAAAATTACAACGTGGCATAGAAAGTTTACATGATTCATTGGATAACGTAATTAAAGAAATGTTTAAAAATTTAGATCATGATTTTGAAGATGGCGTGACAGAGGAAATGATGAAGCATTTAAATGTTGTGAATAATAATATAAATTTTGTAAAAAAACAAAATGATGTATATGGAGAGCAGATAACCGATATTAAAAATATAATGTCTCATCAAGATGCAACGGTAATGGATGGAAACTTATCTATTAATTATAGCGGTGAACATATGATTTCGGGTCAAGTACAATCTTCTAATTATTTAACTAGAAAAATGACAATTTTAAAAAACCATATTGATAATGCAGTTAACAAAATTAGTGATTATGTTCAAGAAGCTTACAATAATTATTTTGAACCAGTATTAAACTACATTCTTGAAGTTATACATTCGGTAGAAACAGCTGTGAGACATATTTATGAAATAAGCAGTTTAATATACAAAGTAACAATGAAAATAAAGATAAAGGCTATGGGAATAAATGTCGACGAAATTGATAAAAACCTTGAAGTTTTAAAAAGTAAACTTAAAAATTTAGATGAATTTTTAAATAACTTAAAAACAGCTTCACCAATTTTAGAAAATCACTTAGATGACATTGTTAGAAATATGAAGCCATTAATTGTTAATCAAATTTTTGAACCATCTCATTATGATGATATGTTTATTTCAAGAAAAGCTTTAACGCCAGTGTTCTCAAGCGTTTTATAAAGCTTGTAAAAAATATAAGGGCAAAAAAAGGGCAGATTTAAGCTAACTTGGAATGTTTTCGAGTTTTTGAGTTAGTTCTCTATCCATTTTTTCAGTTACATGAGTATATATGCGAATGGTTGTTTTTTCATCTACATGTCCTACCCTTTTCATAATTGCTTTTAAAGAAACATTCATTTCTACTAATAAAGTTATGTGTGTATGTCTAAATGTGTGCGTGGTAACTTTCTTATTCATATTTAAAGCTTTTGTAGTTTTCTTAAGCACACCGGCGATTTGATTATTACATAAAGGATTCCCTTTTTTTGTTGTGAATATGAACCCTCTGTCAACATAGCTCGAATTCCATCTTTTCAACATTTTGTTTTCCAGTATTATCTTTTTAAAAATTTCTACGGTTCTAGAATTGATGCTGATACTTCTTTTTGAACTTATAGTCTTTGTAGTGTCTTTGTATCCGAATCCTTCCTCGTATTTAATGCGGTGAATTGTACCTGTTATATTAATAGTTTTGTTTAATAAATCTATATCTTTTTCCTGCAGTGCTTGTAGTTCTCCTATGCGCATACCAGTTAAAGCCTGTACTTCTAAGATGCTGGCAATTAAAATGCGATTTCGCTTGTGTAACTTATTATCATTTAGTATATGATCACGTATCTGTAGGACTTGGTTCATTTCTAAATAGTTGTACATTTTAGATTCATCTTTTTCGATATCCTCTATTGTTTTTCTTCTTTTAGGAATTTTGACATTAGTTAACAAATATTCATTTGGATAATTGTAAAATTTAACTGCATATTTAATAGCTCCTTTCATATCTCCGAGTTGACGGGTTACTTGATTTTGAGAATAGATATCTGATAATTTATTAATAAATATCTGCATATATTTTGTATCTAGTTTGTTTAAAAGCAAGTTCTCAGAGCTGTATCGTTTAATGTTTCTAATTCTTATTTTTATATTATTAAGAGTAGTCAACTTTGAACCTGATGTTTTTATATGATATTCAAGCCATTCATCTAATAGCGCGTGAAAAGTCAAAGTTTTTAATTCGCTTGACGACTTGTTGTTCAGTTTTTCTTTTATTTTTTCTTCTAAACGAAACATTGCTTCTTTTTGAGATTGTTTTGTATTCTTATTCAAGACAACACTTACACGTTTCCATTTATCTGTATACGGATCTTTGTATTTCTCGTAGTATCTATACTTCGTTTCATTGTTCTTATTTTTAAATTTTTCAAACCACATTTTACATCCCTCCTCAAAATTGGCAAAAAATAATAAGGGTAGGCGGGCTACCCGATATTTAGTACTAGGTACTAAATGTGATATAATAAAATAAAAAGTAGGTGATATTTTGCAAATTTTACTATTGATAATAACAACTGGGATACCAGGATTTTATACTTACTATGCTCTATCCAATAAGAATTTGGTGTATTTCAATAGTGATAATAAGAAAGTTATTCTCGCTTTCTTTTCTGTAGTTTCTGTTTTTATTTTTTTATTAACTCTTAGTCTGTTTTCAGGACAAAACAACGTAAATCAGCTATTTCAAAAATTAACTTTTACAAAAACATTGTCTGCACTAATAGTAAGTATATTAATAATCATCATATTAACAGAATTCGTGTATACAAAAATTATAGAAATATACAATATTTTTAGTAATCATAACCGTAAAAGTAATAATTTAAAAAAAGTTGAAACGCTACCTGTACATCTATTAAAGTATGAAGATAATAAATATAAAATGTTCATAACTGTAAAAGATTTCGAAGGTAACATAATTGAAAAAGGATTCCTTGATAACTATTCAAGAAAACACAATCGAAATATATTACTTGATACTAGATTTAATGCTAATTACGAAGCCTTCAAAACATTGTCTGAATACAATGATTCATATTTAGATTTTGAAAACAAAGTTAAATTAGAATATCTATATATCGATAAGAAAAAATTAATTATTTCTTCTTAGGTTCTTGGATTAAACTTTCAACTTGACCGCTAGTTAATTTTTGATCACTTCCGGACTCGCCATTTCTAATTTCTCCTTTATTCTCGCTCACGTTCTCACCACCATTCAACGTCTACACTAGTAGGCGTTTTTGAATTTTTTTTAATCCTTTTTCTCGTCACGCTATATAGGTACTTTTAATCGTAATTAAAGCCAAGTTTATTTAAAATCTCTAAATAATCTGACGACTTTGCCCGTAATGTTTACGTCATTTATTTTTGACATTGGGTAGCTTCTATCTTTAATGGTAACGTAATTAGATAATCGCTTTAGGGTAAATGTGTCATCTGAGTTAAATATAATTTCACAAAAATATTCATCAGTCGCAGTTCCGTTTCCAGGACAGTAAACAGTAATTATATCTCTGTCAAAGATAAAGTCCATTACATCATCATCCTGATCTAAAATGTAGCAAACAGTCATATCTTCATTTTCAACTCTTCTTGCGCTATTTATAGTAGTTATTGGTTGTGCAACTAATTTGCCTTTTGCCTCTGTGTATCTTTTTGGAAATTCCACATAATTCATTAAATCGATTGTTTTATTTGTTTCCATATTAGCTCTTCTTTCTTATATTGTTTTATTAGTTAATATTGGCTCCTGGTACTGCGCTAGCACCAGCTCTTGCTTCGTCTTCTTTTCCTTTTTTGTACTCTTCAAAAGCTTTAGCCTGTTCATCTTTAGTCCAGCCAGGCGAAACGACATACTCATCATTTAAATTAGTATTTTGTGAATCGTTTTTATTTATATTTGCAGGAGTATTATTAGATGGATCTGAATTATTATTAAGTTGATTGTTTTGTGATTGGTTTTGATTGTTTGAATTATTTTGTATGCTATTATTAGGTGGATTTTTATCTTCAACTTTTTTCATTTTTTCTTGTTGCGTTTTTGGTTTGCTATCTTTGTGTTTTTGTGTTTGTGACTTTTTATTTTCTTCTTTTTTTGGTTTTTCTTTTTCACCACAAGCTGTTAAAGCTAATGTACTTACTAGTAGCAGTCCGATTACTTTTTTCATATGTATCTCTCCTTTGTTTATATTTCCTTATATTTAAAAACTCTCAACGGCTCAAATGTGATCGAATACTCGCCATAGTGAGTTCCAATACCATATATCTTTTTATATTGTTCTATTGCTTCTAATATGTATTCTTCGCTTAATTGTAGATACTCAGACAATTCATACAAGTTACGTACGCCATAATTATAAGCTTCTACAATTTCGCGTAATGGAACAGCTGAGATAAAGCCGTGTCGTCTTGCGTAATTTTCAAACTTGCGATTGTTGAATTTCGATTGATCTAAAATGTTGCCATACGTCAACTTGTGGTGGGCAAGTTCTTCATATAATACTTCTAATTTGTTCCTTTCGGATAGGGAAGGTCTAATAAAAATTTCTCCTTCTTGATACCAACCATCGAATCCTCGAGGTACTCTTTGTGTTTCTTTCACTTCAACTTCACATTTCATAAGCAATTCTTCGTATTTTCCCATGAGCCAAACCCCTTTGGTGTCTTATTTCTTTCTATCTCTAACCCATTGCATAAAGTTTTCGATTTCTTCCCATTCTTCAGGAGTAAATTCATCTTTATTTGCATGACCAGCTATAGTTTCTTGATGCTGATTAAATTTATCTCTTTCTTTATCATCAATTCTTTTACTTTCTACGTCGTATCCCAACAACCAAGCTTCGCTAACATTCAATATTTTAGCTAAAACATATAATTTCTTCTGACCCGGCGTCACTTTACCATTAACATATTGACTTAAATCAGTTTTTGATAATTTGATACCAGTTTCTTCTTCCATGCTTTTAGCTTTGTTTACTATATCTATTTGTTTTAAATTCGATGACTTCATAGCTTGTTTGATTCTGTTGCTAGTTGTAGAGTTCAATGAATTTTCCTCCTCCATTAATATAGTTATAGTATAAGCTCCGTTGAACAAAAGTTCAATAGAAAAATTCAAAAATATTGAACTTTTGTATTGCATTGATTTTTTAAACGTGTTAAGGTTTATGTAGTTCAAAAATATTGAACTCAGAAAGAGGTGACATGATGTGTTTTGATTATTCAGCTTTAATAGGTCGTATAATTGAAAAGTATGGTAATAGATATGCTTTTGCATACGCGATAGGCTTATCAGAACGAAGTTTATCTTTAAAATTAAATGATAAAATTGGTTGGAGAGATTCCGAAATAGCTAAAGCTTGTGAATTATTATCTATACCCAGAGAAGAAATACAAGTATATTTTTTTAATTATAAAGTTCAAAATAATTGAACTAAAGGAGGAACACTATGGAACAAATCACGTTAACCAAAGAAGAGTTGAAAGAAATTATAGCGAAAGAAGTTAGAAATGCTATAAAAGGCGAGAAACCAATCAGCTCAGGTGCAATTTTCAGTAAAGTAAGAATCAATAATGACGATTTAGAAGAAATCAATAAAAAACTCAATTTCGCAAAAGATTTGTCGCTAGGAAGATTGAGGAAGCTCAATCATCCGATTCCGCTAAAAAAGTATCAGCATGGCTTCGAATCAATTCATCAAAAAGTTTATGTACAAGATGTTCATGACCATATTAGAAAATTAACATTATCAATTTTTGGAGTGACACTTAATTCAGACTTGAGTGAAAGTGAATACAACCTAGCAGCAAAAATTTATAGAGATATCAAAAACTATTATTTATATATCTATGAAAAGAGAGTTTCAGAATTAACTATCGATGATTTCGAATGAAGGAGGAACTACAAATGAAACTACTAAGAAGGCTATTCAATAAAAAACACGAAAACTTAATTGACGTGTGGCATGGAAATCAATGGTTAAAAGTGAAAGAAAGCAAATTAAAAAAATATAAAGTGGTCTCGGATAGAGAAGGTAAGAAATATCTAATTAAATAAGCGCACTTAATTAGTGCAAGTAATCAAGTGCGCTATTGCCTTACAATCCTAAATCTTTTCTGCTTTTTTCTTCTTCTTGTAATCCCAATAACACAGAAGAGTAAATGCTGAAATAGTCACGAGCAACGCTATCTTTAGCGAATGCAATTACGTCATCACCGACTTCTTGCCATTCGTTATGAATCTTATGTCTATCTAGAGCTCTAGGTAATAGCGAGATTGTAATATCGTGAGCAATTTTCTCTAAATCCATAAATTTCACCTCCTTCCACTGGGAGATAACTAAATTATATAACAAAACAACTTAAAGGAGGAACGACAAATGCAAGCTCAAAACAAAAAAGTCATCTATTACTACTATGACGAAGAAGGTAATAGGCGACCATTAGACATTCAAATTAATGACGGATATGAACTGATGGTCCGATCTCATTTCATCAACAACACCATTGAAGAAATACCATACGTAAATAATAACTTATATGCCTTGGTTGATGGTTATGAATTTAAGTTAGATTGAATTTTTGAGAAAGATATTGAAAAGCTAATTTCCCCATAAGATTAAGAGACATACTGGATGTTTTGTTAACGACTCTTTTAACTTCGTTCCAAGTTTTATTGTCTCTAATATTATCGAGAAATTCATGGCCAGACCAAGTGATGTCATCAATAATCCAAGAAACGACCCTGCCTTCGATGAATTTCAGATCGCAACAAATAAATTTAGCTTCTTCTAATTTTAAAAGTGAGTACATTACTGTTTCAAAATCATATTTATCAAAAATAATATTATCGTTGAAATTATGTCGAGTAAGTGGTTCACCTATTTTCTTATTAGATTCTATTTCTAAGAGCAAGAGTCTAACGCAATCGTGATTAAGTTTCATCCTATCACCTCCATAACAGGAGTATAGCAGAAAGGATCATAAACATCTTAAAAGGAGGAATAACAAATGAACATTCAAGAAGCAACTAAGATAGCTACAAAAAATCTTGTCTCTATGACACGGAAAGATTGGAAAGAAAGTCATCGAACTAAGATATTACCAACAAATGATAGTTTTTTACAATGCATCATTTCAAATAGCGATGGGACAAACCTTATCAGATATTGGCAACCTTCAGCCGATGACCTCATGGCAAATGATTGGGAAGTTATAAACCCAACTAGAGACCAGGAATTATTGAAGCAATTTTAGAAATGCTATCAATGATACTTTTTAAATTGTTTTTAAACTCATTTTCAAAGTAAACAACAGTCTTGTCTGAAATTGTTACATGATAAATAGTGTTACTAGCATACACGCCGTTTAGGAACCCAGAGTTTTTAAGTTTATTTAAATCGTATTTTACATCTTCGAAATGTAGTTTTTGAAAATACTTTGTATGTATATCTTTAGCACTTCCAAAATTATTGCAGGTTAATTTAACCGAACCTAACTTTACACATTCTAAATAATCTTTGTAGAGTACGGACAAGATATATTGTTGGTCTTTAGTAAGTGTATCAAATTCATCAGATATCAAGGGCATGTTATCACCTCCTTAGGTTGATAACAACATTATACACGAAAGGAGCATAAACAAATGAACACAAGATCAGAAGGATTGCGTATAGGCGTCCCACAAGTTTCTAGCAAAGCTGATGCTTCTTCATCCTATTTAACGGAAAAGGAACGTAACTTAGGAGCGGAAATATTAGAGCTTATTAAAAAAAGTGATTACAGCTACTTAGAAATAAACAAAGTTTTCTATGCATTAGATAGAGAACTTCAATACAGGGCGAATAATAACAAACTTTAACATTATACACGGAAGGAAAGATAGAAATGCCAAAAATCATAGTACCACCAACACCAGAAAACACATATAGAGGCGAAGAAAAATTTGTTAAAAAGTTATACGCAACACCTACGCAAATCCATCAATTGTTTGGAGTATGTAGAAGCACAGTATACAACTGGTTGAAAGATTACCGTGAAGATAATTTAGGTGTAGAAAATTTATACATTGATTATTCACCAATAGGCACACTGATTAATATTTCTAAATTGGAAGAGTATTTGATCAGAAAGCATAAAAAATGGTATTAGGAGGATTATCAAATGAGCGACACATATAAAAGCTACCTAATAGCAGTGCTATGCTTCACGGTCTTAGCGATTGTACTCATGCCGTTTCTATACTTCACTACAGCGTGGTCAATTGCAGGATTCGCAAGTATCGCAACATTCATATTCTATAAAGAGTACTTTTATGAAGAATAAAAAAACTGCTACTTGCGACAACAAGTAACAGTTAAAGATAAGCATTTGTCTTAAATAATTATATAAGGAGTTATTAATATGACCTTACAACAAAAAATACTATCACATTTTGCAACATATGACAATTTCAATTCTGATGATGTTGTTGAAACTTTTGGGATATCTAAAACACATGCAAAATCCACTCTTTCAAAACTTAAGAAAAAAGGAAAGATTGAAATGGAAAGTTGGGGTATCTGGCGTGTTATTGAATCGCAATTGCATTTAAGTGTAGTCGAACGTAAAAAAGAAATTTTAGAAGAACAATTTGAATTGTTAGCAAGATTAAATGAACAAAGTGAGGACCCTAGAGAAATAGAAGAACGTATCAAGTTAATGATTCGTCTAGCTAACCAATTTTAAGGAGGAGTTAATCAATGGCAATATTAGAAGATATTTTTGAAGAATTAAAACTATTAAATAAGAATTTACGTGTGTTAAACACTGAACTATCAACTGTAGATTCATCAATTGTACAAGAGAAAGTTAAAGAAGCACCAATGCCAAAAGAAGAAACAGCTCAACTGGAATCAATTGAAGAAGTTAAGGAAACTTCTACTGATTTGACTAAAGATTATGTTTTATCAGTAGGAAAAGAGTTCCTTAAAAAAGCAGACACTTCTGATAAGAAAGAATTTAGAAATAAACTTAACGAACTTGGCGCGGATAAGCTATCTACTATCAAAGAAGAGTATTATGAAAAAATTGTTGATTTTATGAAGGCGAGAATCAATGCATGAAGCTAGATCACTCAAATAGAGCTCATGCAAAGCTTAGTGCAAGTGGAGCAAAACAATGGCTAAACTGTCCACCGAGTATTAAGGCAAGTGAAGGTATTGCAGATAAAAGTTCAGTTTTTGCTGAAGAAGGTACATTCGCTCATGAGTTAAGTGAGTTATATTTCAGTCTTAAATATGAAGGCCTAACACAGTTTGAGTTTAATAAAGCTTTTCAAAATTATAAGCGAAATCAATATTACAGTGAAGAGTTGCGCGAATATGTTGAAGAGTACGTAGCTAATGTAGAAGAAAAATATAACGAAGCTTTGAGTAGAGATGACGATGTAATAGCTTTATTTGAAACAAAATTGGATTTAGGTAAATACGTCCCTGAATCTTTTGGTACTGGTGATGTCATTATATTTTCAGGTGGTGTACTTGAAATTATTGACCTTAAATACGGTAAAGGCATTGAAGTTTCAGCTATAGATAATCCTCAACTTAGATTATATGGCTTGGGCGCATATGAACTGCTTAGTTTAATGTATGACATTCATACAGTTCGCATGACTATCATACAACCACGAATAGATAACTTTTCTACTGAAGAGTTACCAATATCAAGATTACTTCAATGGGGAACCGATTTTGTTAAACCATTAGCCAGACTTGCTTATAACGGTGAAGGTGAGTTTAAAGCAGGTAGTCATTGTAGATTCTGTAAGATAAAGCATTCATGTAGAACACGTGCAGAATACATGCAAGATGTGCCTCAAAAGCCACCACATTTGTTAAGTGATGAAGAGATTGCAGAACTTTTATATAAACTGCCTGATATCAAAAAATGGGCTGATGAAGTAGAACATTATGCGTTAGATCAAGCGAAAGAAAATGATAAAAACTATCCTGGGTGGAAGCTTGTAGAAGGTCGTTCACGAAGAATGATAACTGATACAAAAGCAATGCTTGAAAAGTTAGTTGAAGCGGGTTATAAACCTGAAGATATTACAGAAACCAAGTTACTTAGCATTACGAATTTAGAAAAATTAATTGGTAAAAAAGCATTTTCTAAAATTACAGAGGGTTTTATAGAAAAGCCGCAAGGTAAATTAACACTTGCTACCGAGTCGGATAAACGACCAGCTATAAAGCAATCTGCTGAAGATGATTTTGACAAACTATAAAAATTTAAAAGGACGGTATATAAACATGAAAGCAAAAGTATTAAATAAAACTAAAGTGATTACAGGAAAAGTAAGAGCATCATATGCACATATTTTTGAACCTCACAGTATGCAAGAAGGGCAAGAATCAAAGTATTCAATCAGTTTAATCATTCCTAAATCAGATACAAGTACGATAAAAGCCATTGAACAAGCTATAGAAGCTGCTAAAGAAGAAGGAAAAGTTAGTAAGTTTGGAGGCAAAGTTCCTGCAAATCTGAAACTTCCATTACGTGATGGAGATACTGAAAGAGAAGATGATGTCAATTATCAAGACGCTTATTTTATTAACGCATCAAGCAAACAAGCACCTGGTATTATTGACCAAAACAAAATTAGATTAACGGATTCTGGAACTGTTGTAAGTGGTGATTATATTAGAGCTTCAATTAATCTATTTCCTTTCAACACAAATGGTAATAAGGGTATCGCAGTTGGATTGAACAACATTCAACTTGTAGAAAAAGGCGAACCTCTTGGCGGTGCAAGTGCAGCAGAAGATGATTTCGATGAATTAGACACTGATGATGAGGATTTCTTATAAGTCAATAGGTGGGGTTTTAGCCCCACTTTAATTTTAAAGAAATTGAGGTGTCAAGAATTTGAGATTTATGAATATAGATATTGAAACATATAGCAGTAATGATATTTCGAAATGTGGTGCCTATAAATACACAGAAGCTGAAGAATTCGAAATTTTAATTATAGCTTATTCAATAGATGGTGGAGCGATTAGTGCGATTGACATGACTAAAGTAGATAATGAGCCTTTCCACGCTGATTTTGAGACGTTTAAAATTGCTCTTTTTGATCCTGCTGTAAAAAAGTATGCATTCAATGCTAATTTCGAAAGAACTTGTCTTGCTAAACATTTTAATAAACAGATGCCACCTGAAGAATGGATTTGCACAATGGTTAATTCAATGCGTATTGGCTTACCTGCTTCGCTTGATAAAGTTGGAGAAGTTTTAAGACTACAAAACCAAAAAGATAAAGCAGGTAAAAATTTAATTCGTTATTTCTCTATACCTTGTAAACCAACAAAAGTTAATGGAGGAAGAACAAGAAACTTGCCTGAACATGATCTTGAAAAATGGCAACAATTTATAGATTACTGTATTCGAGATGTAGAAGTAGAAATGACGATTGCTCATAAAATTAAAGACTTTCCAGTAACTGCAATTGAACAAGCATATTGGGTTTTTGACCAACATATAAACGACAGAGGTATTAAGCTTTCTAAATCATTGATGTTAGGAGCTAATGTGCTCGATAAGCAGAGTAAAGAAGAATTGCTTAATCAAGCTAAACATATAACAGGTTTAGAAAATCCTAATAGTCCTACACAATTATTGGCTTGGTTAAAGAATGACCAAGGATTAGATATACCTAATTTACAAAAGAAAACGGTTCAGGAGTACTTAAAAGAAGCAACAGGAAAAGCTAAAAAAATGCTAGAAATTAGATTGCAAATGTCTAAAACCAGTGTGAAAAAATACAACAAAATGCATGACATGATGTGCAGTGATGAACGGGTAAGAGGTCTGTTTCAATTTTACGGTGCCGGTACTGGAAGATGGGCAGGTAGAGGTGTACAACTTCAGAATTTAACAAAGCATTATATTTCAGATACTGAATTAGAAATAGCAAGAGATCTTATTAAAGAACAACGTTTTGACGATTTAGATTTATTACTCAATGTTCATCCTCAAGACTTATTAAGTCAATTAGTTAGGACGACATTTACTGCTGAAGAAGGTAATGAACTAGCAGTAAGTGATTTTTCTGCAATAGAGGCAAGAGTCATAGCATGGTATGCAAAAGAACAATGGCGTTTAGATGTGTTCAACACACACGGAAAGATATATGAAGCATCGGCTTCTCAAATGTTTAATGTCCCGGTAGAAAGCATAACTAAAGGCGACCCTCTCAGACAAAAGGGAAAAGTGTCCGAATTAGCTTTAGGTTATCAAGGTGGCGCTGGAGCTTTAAAAGCGATGGGTGCATTGGAAATGGGCATTGAAGAAAATGAATTACAAGGTTTAGTTGATAGTTGGCGTAACGCAAATCCTAACATAGTTAATTTTTGGAAGGCTTGCCAAGAGGCTGCAATTAATACTGTGAAATCCCGAAAGACGCATCATACGCATGGACTTAGATTTTATATGAAAAAAGGTTTTCTAATGATTGAACTGCCTAGTGGAAGAGCTTTAGCTTATCCAAAAGCTTCAGTTGGTGAAAATAGTTGGGGTAGTCAAGTTGTTGAATTTATGGGCTTAGATCTTAACCGTAAATGGTCAAAGTTAAAAACGTATGGTGGGAAGTTAGTCGAGAATATTGTTCAAGCAACTGCAAGGGATTTACTTGCGATTTCTATAGCTAGGCTTGAAGCATCAGGTTTTAAAATAGTTGGACATGTCCATGATGAAGTAATTGTAGAAATACCTAGAGGTTCAAATGGACTTAAGGAAATCGAAACTATCATGAATAAGCCTGTCGATTGGGCAAAAGGATTGAATTTGAATAGTGACGGATTTACTTCTCCGTTTTATATGAAGGATTAGGAGTGTGATTGAATGCAACATCAAGCTTATATCAATGCTTCTGTTGACATTAGAATTCCTACAGAAGTCGAAAGTGTTAATTACAATCAGATTGATAAAGAAAAAGAGAATTTGGCGGACTATTTATTTAATAATCCAGGTGAACTATTAAAATATAACGTTATAAATATCAAGGTTTTAGATTTAGAGGTGGAATGATGGCTAGAAGAAAAGTTATAAGAGTGCGTATCAAAGGAAAACTAATGACATTGAGAGAAGTTTCAGAAAAATATCATATATCTCCAGAACTTCTTAGATACAGATACAAACATAAAATGCGCGGCGATGAATTATTGTGTGGAAGAAAAGACTCAAAATCTAAAGATGAAGTTGAATATATGAAGAGTCAAATAAAAGATGAAGAAAAAGAGAGAGAAAAAATCAGAAAAAAAGCGATTTTGAACCTATACCAACGAAATGTGAGAGCGGAATATGAAGAAGAAAGAAAGAGAAGATTGAGACCATGGCTTTATGATGGAACGCCTCAAAAACATTCACGTGATCCGTACTGGTTCGATGTCACTTATAACCAAATGTTCAAGAAATGGAGTGAAGCATAATGAGCATAATCAGTAACAGAAAAGTAGATATGAATGAAACACAAGACAATGTTAAACAACCTGCGCATTACACATACGGCGACATTGAAATTATAGATTTCATCGAACAAGTTACGGCACAGTATCCACCACAATTAGCATTCGCAATAGGTAATGCAATCAAATACTTGTCTAGAGCACCGTTAAAGAATGGTCATGAGGATTTAGCAAAGGCGAAGTTTTACGTCGATAGAGTGTTTGACTTGTGGGAGGGGTAACGATGGCAACGCAAAAACAAGTTGATTACGTAATGTCATTACAGGAGCAACTGGAATTAGAAGACTGCGAAAAATATACAGACGAACAAGTTAAAGCAATGAGTCATAAAGAAGTTAGCAATGTGATTGAGAACTATAAGACAAGCATAAGGAATGAAGAACTATATTACGAATGCATGTCGTTTGGACTGCCTAATTGTTAAAAGGAGTGACGACCATGACAGATAGCGCACGTAAAGAACGCTTAAACCAATTTTTCGGCTCTAAAAGATATCTGTATCAGGATAACGAACGAGTGGCACATGTTCACGAAGTCAATGGCACTTATTACTTTCACGGACATTATAAAACGATGTTTAAAGGCGTGAAAAAGACATTTGATACTGCTGAAGAGCTCGAAATATATATAAAGCAACATGATTTGGAATATGAGGAACAGAAGCAACCAACTTTATTTTAGAGGAGATGGAAATAATGGCAAAGATTAAAAGAAAAAAGAAGATGACGCTACTCGAACTGGTGGAATGGGCATGGAACAATCCTGAACAAGTTGAAAGTAAAGTGTTTCAATCAGATAGAATGGGCACGCTTGGAGAATGTAGCGAAGTACATTTTTCAACTGATGGGCATGGGTTTTATACAAAAGTAGTAACAGATAAAGATATTTTTACTGTAGAAATCACAGAGGAAGTCACTGAAGATACTGAGTTTGATTGTCTAGTAGAACTAAACGATATTGAAGGTTTTGAAATATATGAAAATGATTCAATCAGAGAGTTGATAGACGGTACTTCCAGAGCGTTTTATATACTAAACGAAGATAAAACTATGACATTAATTTGGAAAGATGGGGAGTTGGTAGTATGATGCAAACCTATAAAGTATGTCTTTGTATCAAGTTCTTTGCATCTAAATGTGATTATAAATTAAAGAAACATTATTTCGTGAAAAGTACGAATGAGGAAAAAGCCACGAACATGGTATTAAAACTGATTCGTAAAAAGCTCCCGTTCGAAACTGCAAGCATAGAAGTCGAAAAAGTGGAGGCAATATAATGATACAACCAACAAGAGAAGAATTAATTAATTTCATGAAAAAACATGGAGCTGAAAATGTTGACTCTATCACTGATGAGCAAAGTGCAATAAGACACTTTAGAGCTCAATCAAAAGTTTTTAAAGACGAACGTGATGAGTACAAGAAGCAACGAGATGAGCTTATCGAGGATATAGCTAAGTTAAGAAAACGTAACGAAGAGCTGGAGAACATGTGGCGCACAGTCAAAAATGAATTGCTTGGAAGATACGAACATTACTGTTTTAAAATTAGAGAACTACACCCTGAGAGCAAAGCGAACAGGATAGGAGCTCTCTATATAGGAGGTAAAAGCACTGCAGATATTATACTGTCGCGAATGGAAGAACTAGACGGAACAAATGAGTTCTACGAATTTTTAGGGCAAATGGAG